CTGCCACATTGTCGGCCCGATGCAGGAGGATTTACCCTTGAAATACAGGCTTATCAGATTGTCGCTCATGTCTGGCCCTCCTTAATTCGCGATGTAGGTGATCGAAATAAACGCCGAGGTGTCTCCCTGCGGGATGATGTCATACATACCGATTTCATAGTCGGAGTATCTTATCATAGCAAGTCCGGTAGTCTTCGAAGGATAACTCGTATACGTGCCATAAACAGTCGTGTTCCCGGGTCTATCTACGCCGGCATAATACATCAGGCCCCTCGAACTGATATCTGTGAAGGTGATCCACGCCTGAATGGTGCAGACGTTACCGCTCTGCCGGACCACCGGATCCGCACCGACGGTAACGCCATTGATACCCGTAAGCGTTCCGGTCTTTTCGATCCTCTGGGCGAGGCGACGATACACAAGGTCCGGATTATCCAATCCCTCTTCTATATCTGCTTCGAAATGGCCGCTAAACCTGCCGAAATAAGCCCTTCTGTAAAGGTCGCCGGGCGCTCCTCCGGTCAACGACCAGATGATCTCGGTAAACCACCGCGTACTGCCGCGGTACGAGTCCTGATAGACCTTGATCGAACAGGTTCCGACAAACCGGAGGTTATACTCCGTCTCTAATTCCAGCACGCACTCTTCGTACGCTTTCTGCCCCTCTACCATCATGCCGGGAGCAATATCTCTGGCAATATTGTAGAACGATCTCCAGAACGAATTCGTGATCTGGGTATCATCCCCCGGATCATACGCGTCCCAGTCCGGTGTCGTCGCATCCTTGTAGCGCAGATGCCTCCGGTCCTGCACGGCCTTCTCCTCCGTAAAAGTGGAATTGGATACATAAACGGTCGGGCTGATGTTGACTTCCAGGCTCTCCGTATTCGAGATCGCGTGTATCAGATACAGCGCGAAAGCAAAGTCCGGAGACTCTGTCGCCGTCGGCACCCCGACGCCGCCATCCGGATCCTGATGCAGGGAGAAAAGAACAGGATCCGCATCATCCAGCCTCGCCCATAGTCCGACCTCATGGGCAGTATAGGCGGTTCCACTCGTAGGCCCGACCTGGACTTTAAGCCGCGTCCCGTCTGATATAGATTCCACCGATACGATCGACGCATTATCCTTCTGACTGTTCAGGGCCGTGGCCGACCGCATATTAGCTTCTGCCACGTACCCGCTCCCGACTGTAGCGCCGGTGATCGTCAGCGTATGCCCGCCGAGGGCCAGCTGATCGAGCAGCGCCCGACCGGCGTTGGTAATTACGCCATTCCAGCTCATGCGCTCACCTCCTTACTTGTTAAAACGATTTCCGCACCTGAGACAGCAGCGCCGATATCGGCAAACGCCGCACTCTCATACGAGTTGTAAATGATAAGATCCAGAACGGACCGCACGTTTTTAACCTGATTGATCGCCTTATGCGCCCACGCGTCATTCTCGGTCGTACGCTCACTGGCAAGTACAACCCGGAAATGATAAGGTGAGGCGCCATACTCCCATCCTTCTTCGACCTTCGCGTCGTCGAAGTACGGTTTCAGGTACTGGATGATGCCGGCAACCGTTCCATACAGCGCATGAGCACCGAAAGCGTTCTTCACCCAGCTGCGCTTCACCGCTACCGGTGCGGAGTTGTCGTAGATGATATTGTACTCCCAGGCTTTCTCATCCAGTGCCCATTCCGGCATGCCGTCCACATTCAACAGGTTGGTCACGCCTTCCTGCACTGCCGTATTCATCGCATTCAGGCCCGCTTCGATCGCCTTTGCCAAAGCGTATCCGTTCTTATCATGCAAAATAAAGTCTGGAACCCATCGTTCAATGTGGATATCAAACGCCCGCCCTTGTCCGCGCGGGTATACCACCTCGATGGTACCTTCTTCTTCATTCACCCGGTACTGCGCGTCCTGATATATCTCTTCACTGGACGTGACCACCAGGCTCCCGTTTTCGCCAAGCGCGAAGCTGATCGGATCACCCTTCAGGTTCCGGATCCACAGCTGGTCATCTTCTATCCAGAATAGTACGTCCCGTCCATCAAACACTGATCGCCACCTCCAATGAAGATGTGAGCGTGATCGTTCCGTGGCAGTATTCGTTCGGCTGGATCTCCGTATAGTCGATCGCGCCGCCATCATCGAATTCGCTGCTGTCTCCCCACGTCACTCTTGTGGCGCCGGCCTGATACAGCGCAGCCATTAGCCGGTCCGGGTTGAACGGTGCGCCAAGGTTTTTATCCTGCCATTCCTGATAGTCCGATACGGCCTTCATAATTGCTGTCAGCACTGCGCTGGAATTGTCGCATGTGTAGACCACGTTCAGCGTATACGGCACTGCCGTGGCCTCCGAAACGATCACCTCGTCCGTCAGTGGTCTGACGTCATAACCGGACAGTTTATCGGTCACGGCCTGGATGATCGACGCCGTTGCGGCACCTTCTGCGAGGAGCAGGTAGATCCCTACTTTGCCCGCCTCCAGATTGATCGCTGCCGCGTCGATGATATCGCTGCTGACGCTCTTGGCCACTGACACATACTGCCTCTCGGGACCTGTCCGTACATCGGTCAGTTCATATTCCCGGATACGCACCCGGTATGCCTCGTCCTTCTCGCGTTCATTTCCGCCTGTCGCGGTCGTAGTAGCCGTGATACTGTTGATCGCGGGATTCGGATTGGACAGGAACATGACTGTTCCTGCGGTCAGGCCGTTTCCGGCGCTTCCTTTCTGGTCTGCGGTCACACCCACGGTCACCGTCTGTTGGTATCCGGTCAGCACCAGATCATCGTCAAGCAGATAGAAAAGAACGCCGTCTGCCGTCATCGCTGTTCCGGCAGGAAGCGTTCCCGTTTCGCCTGTGGCGTTTGTTACTATGGTTACTGTCGCTGTGGCCGCTGAAGCCTCAATACGATAGCACCCGCGCCGCTCCCCGATCAGGTCGATGTACTCACCCGTGGCATACCGCAGCGTCTGCATCCGCAGGGCATTGTCAACGCCGGCAAATACCTGGACGATGTCCGCAAGCACTGCCCGCAGGAGCATCTCCTTCTCATCTCCGGGATAAAGGATGTCGCCGCCGGCATTGACATAATTGACGATCATCTCTTTCCATATCTCGTCCGGATCATATGTAAGATAATGCAGCTCTGTATTATCCATAGGTCATTCCTCCCCACTGATCCGATCGCCGATCGGAATGTTAACGGTTACCTTCACGTACAGCGTTCCGTCCTCGTTCATGGACGCCTCTGCATCCGCCACCTCCACATCCGGTTCCCACATCAGGACCCGGTCCAGCTCCGGGAGAAGCTCCTCCTCGAAGTCGGGAAACGGGAGGCTGAACAGCGCCGGGTCGAAGCCCCGGAGCCGGTCATAGGGCACCTCGCCCATGTGGCACATCAGCAGGTTCTTCGCGTTCTGGAGCGCGCGCTGTACGATATCCGACTCCTGGAAATCGATCGGAGTCGGAACATTGTCGATCTCGAATAATGCCATTGTCCGTCCTCCTTACCTTCCGAGTCTTACTTTCACGCCGCTCGTGCGCGTACTCTTCGTAGCGTTCGCCGGTGATTTCTTCACGGCCGCGATAAAGTCATTCACTTTCTGCTGCACCGTTTTTACCACAGTCGAGTTGGTTGCTGCAGCGGCAACGGCCCCGACTATGGGCGTAGCGACTGCGGCCGCAGCAGCTACTGTCGGCGCGGTGATGGGCAGTGCGGACCTGACGGATTCCTTTTCACTTTCAACATATCCGCCGTCGCCGCCATAGTCGCCCCCGCCGCCTCCTCCGCCACCGGAGCCGCCGTCGGATCCTCCGCCGCCTCCGCCTCCGCCGCCCCCGCCGGAGCTGCTGGAACCTGGAGTGCCATACAGATCGCTCTTGTCACACTGCTTCAGGGTGATCTGCACATCGGCGCTCGTCCATACACTGGAATGCGCGATCTCGATTTTCTTGACGGATGCGTCGGTGAGCATCAGTGCATAGTCGAGCAGCTTCTCCGTGCCGACGTAGAAATAGTCTGCACGGCCTTCCTGTGCCTGCTTTACGAAAAGCAGCGCATCCTTCCGGACGTCGATGCCCAGGGACGCATTCAGGTGGATCTGCAGAGATATCTCTGCCGGTTTGCTGTTTTTGATCGCTGTATACTTCGTACGGTCGTTGAGCTTGTCTTCGGTCTCGATGGACCCTTTTATGGTGAGATCGGAAAAGCTGTATATCTTTTTCTGGGACACGATAAACTTATGCCCGCCCCACCGGCCCACGACCACCTTTTTTGATTTTGTAGTAGCCCGGGTCTTTTTCTTCGCTGTAGCCATTCGATCACTCCTTCCACGGAGCTACGTCCGACATGCGCGCAGATCCTGTGTTATTCTCAGGGATCTCAACGACGGGAAGCTGCAGCAGCTCCCCGCCTGAGAAGATCTGTGTAAGGCTGTGCTTCGGGTTGGCGCAGAGGATCTCGCACGCGTATTTCTCATCGCCGTAAACGGCCAGCGCGACGTTGTCGACCATCTCACCGGCCGCGCATTTATAGACCTGTCCGCTTAATGTCATGCGTACACCTCCATCCTGTCGCGCATCTGGCGCTCCTCGAACCACCGTTCCAGACGGAACTTATCATCCCGCAGGACAGACTCGACACCGCTTGCGTCAGCAGCGTTGATGGTCGGACTGTAGACGATCGTGGTCGGAGAAGTATTGACATCAGAGTTCATGCCACCCAGTCTTGACAGCAGGTCAGGCCATGTAAAGCCGGACGCCGCACGCGCCGCGTCGAGCAGTTCAGCGGTCCGCTGTGAATGCTCTTCCGGGATCGCCCACTCAGGCCCGGCCTCGCCGAAGACTGATGCCGATGTGGCGCGGCCGCCTTCCGCGAACTGTCGGACACCACGGATGTTCACAGTCACTGTTCTGCCGTTGTAGGCGTTGATTGCTGCAGCCAAAGCGGAAGTGTTACCGGTGACGTGTGCCGTCAGGGAACGGTTATCCTGGGAGTCGATCGCGGAAGACAGCGCCGAGACATCGCCATCGACATTCTCGGTCAGGTTCTGTCCGTCCAGTTCGCTGATCGCTCC